CCCGCGTGCACCTGGCCGGACATGCCGCCCCCAGAAGTGCCGAGGTCTCGGGCTACCACCGCCTCACTCTCACAATAAACTGGTTCGCACGCCTGACGAGGTAGGGCAGGCCCGGGGGGTTTACCCAGGTCCGAGGCTGCGCTCATAATACGGTCAGACAAACCAACTGACCGGAGCCCCCAGCATGAGCGCAATGACCGACTTCCTCGAGAACAAGTACATCGACTGGTACTTCCGCGGCCAGGCGTTCGGTGTCAACGGGGCCTCCGCCGCTGCGGGCTCGGGGCCGACCAACCTCTGGGTGGGCCTGCTGATCACGAACGACAACGACGCCGACTCGGCCAAGGTCGAGGTGACGGGTGGCAGCTACGCCCGGGTGCAGGTCGCGTCGTCGATGGCTAACTGGGCCGGCACCCAGGGTGCGGGCACCACGACCGCCTCGACCGGCTCGTCAGGCCAGACCAGCAACAACAACCTGCTCACCTTCCCGACGCCGACCGCCGACTGGGGCCGCGTGACTGGCTTCGCCCTCTTCGACTCGGCCGCAGGCGGCAACGGGCAGTACTACACCGCCCTGACCAATGCCAAGAACATCAACAACGGCGATCCGGCCCCGAACTTCCCGGCCGGCACCCTCGTCGTCCAGGTGGACAACTAAGCCATGCTCGGCGATGGCATCCTGCTGACCTCTACGTCGTCCGGCACTGGCAACCTGACGCTTGCCGGGGTCAATGGCTTCCCTGATTTTCTCGCCACCGGCATACAGGTCGGGCAGCGCTTCCCCTACACCATCCTGGCTCTGATGAGCGGCGAGTGGGTTTTGCGCGAAGCCGGCTGGGGCAAGATGGCCGACAGCACGACCTTGGTGCGGGCACGAGTGGTGGCGAAGTCGGACGGGGTGTCAACCTATAGCAATGGCACTTTGACACCCACCGACTTCGGGGGCACCCTGGTGCGGGTCCTTTGCTCGCCCCACGCAGCCTCGACGATGACCATGCTGCCGACCGTGGACGGCCAGTCGTCTGGCATCAACCGGTTTTTGTCATCAGCAGGGCGCTCGGTGTCGCAGTCACCGCAGCAGCTCACCAGCCTGACCCTGTACTACGTCCACTTCTTGCTGCGCTGCGGCGGCTGGGTCACGTCGCTCAGCCTAAACGTCACGACACCGCAGGCCGGCAATGGTCGGGCCGGCGTGTACGACGTCAACGAAAAGGGCTATGTGGGCAAGCTGCTGACCAGCAGCGCCGATATCGATGTGGGCACCAGCGGGCTCAAGTCATCCACGCTGGCCACTCCGATTTTCCTGCCACCAGGTGACTACTTTACCGGCGCCGTGGTCAGTACCGGCGGCACCGGGGCCTCGCTCACGGCCTATACCACCAACGTTGCCCAAGTGATGGGTGGCGGTCCGCTCGGATTTAGTGGCATAGCCCCGATCGAATTTCGTACCGAGACGCTGGGCTCATTGGTGCTACCGTCGACGGCATCACCAACCACCAGCGGCACTGGCTACGGTGCGGTCCATCCGCCGTGCGTTTTCCTTGGAGTCCAGTGATGGCGATCGAATACACCGAGAAGGGCTATGGGCTGCACGAGGCCCTCGCTGCTGCAGGCATCCAGTTCTTCCAGCAGGACGGCGTCTGGACCGCTATGCGCGACGGCGTCGAAAGCGACGTGACCGATGCCCAGGCGATGGCTATCATTGTGGGCTACACGCTCGACAGGGCCAAGGCCGAGAAGTGCCTGGCGGTGTCCCTACATGCCAAGAGGCTGCGCGACGAGATCGTCGCCACGGTCAGCCGGGGCGAGCTGGCAAGTTGGTCGATCAAGCGTGCTGAGGCCGAGGCGTACACTGCCTCTGGTGGAACCGCCGCCTGTCCCATGCTGGCGCAAGAGGCAACCGCACGGGGCATCGCCCTCGCTGCCCTGGTTACCAAGGTGCTGAACAACTCAGCACGCTTTGGCGGGGCAGAAGCAACCATTGGTGGCAATGACGGCCGCCATCGTGATGCGATCATGGTGCTGACCAGCTTCGAGGCGGTCGCCACCTACGACTTCAGTGCCGGCTGGCCGGAGCTGTAAGTGAGCCTCGGGCTCTCTCCGCTCGGGCTGCGCCCACTCGGCCTCGGCCCGGCTTCAGCTGCCGCCGCTGCTGACACCACGCTGGCCGGCGTGGCCAGCTGCTCCAGCTCAGCATCGGGCAGCCTGTTTACGCAGGTAAGCATGGCGGGCAGTGCCTCGGCGCAGGCCGCAGCCCAGGGGGTTCTCTCGACGAACATCCCCCTGGGAGGCAGCGTTAACGCGGCTGTCAGCGCGAGCGGAACCCTGACGAGCACGGTGCACCTCAGCGGCACGTGTCAGACACAGGGCAGCGCCAGCGGGGTACTGTCGACTGGGATCAACCTCGCAGGCGCCGCATCGGGTGTCGTCTCAGCCTCGGGGGCCCTGGCCACGGCCATCCGCCTGGCCGGGGTCGCTTCTGTTGGCACAGGGGTCACGGCGGACCTCGCCACGGGGGACCTCGTGCTCGACCTGGCTGGCGTCGCCTCGTGCGGGAGCGGCATGTCGGGGGACCTCCAGACGTCCATCGTCCTCAGCGCGACGGCCCAGGCCGTCAGCAGTGCCCTGGGCGCCCTGTCGTCGAGCGTGCGCCTCGCAGGGGTCCTCCAGGCCCAGTCCTCACTGTCGGGAGCACCTACAACGAGCATTCCCCTCAGTGGTGTCTGTGCGGTGCAGGCTGGGGCTATCGGGGCGCTGACGACGGGCCTGACCCTGGCGGGCCTCTGCGCGGTGCAGGCGGAGGTCGTGGGGGTCCTGACGGCTCCCAGTGCCATACCGCCGTTCTCCACGGACGCCGACCTCGACCGGGCGCTGCGCAAGGCCGTCAGGGACTGCGGGCTCGGTCTGCCGATCACGATGGAGAACACCGCCTTCGAGAAGCCTGCGGGTGGCGCGCCCTGGGCCTACCTCTGGATCGCCCGCGAGGGCAGGTACCCCGCGACCCTGGGGCCCTTCGGCGTGGACGAGTGCCGGGGCAAGCTCATGCTCGACCTGTACTTCCCCCTCTTCACGGGCACGGCCGATGCGGGCGAGGCCGAGCAGCGCCTGGCCGAGTTCTTCAAGCTCGGGAGGAGCCTCACCCATAACTACACGGCAGCGACCGTGCTGTCGTGCGGCCGGGTGCGGGACACCGAGGTCGACGGGTACTTCAGGCGCACGGTCGCCATCTCCTGGCAGGCCTTCCTGGACCGGGCCGAGGTAGGCCGGTAGCCATCGTCTCACGGGTTTACTCCAGGGTTCGGACTTGGCCATAATAAGGCAGGTTTTTAGCCCAACATGCCCGACAGGCCCATGCCGTTGGGATACACTCAGGAGAGCCCGATGGGTATCGCAAACGGCATTGCCAAGAAGGTCAGCTACAAGAAGCAGGTTACCTACGGCGTGGCAGCAGCAGGGGGCGCAGGCGCGACCTCGCTGCCCCGCACCACGTCCGACCTGGACCTGAACAAGGAAACCTACAACTCCAACGCCCTGCGCTCCGACATGCAGAAGTCGGACTTCCGCCACGGCACCCGCTCCGTCAAGGGCAAGGTCAGCGACGAGCTGAAGGCCGGCACCCACAAGGACTTCTTCGAGAGCTTCTGCCGCCAGACCTGGCAGGTCGCCCCGACCACCGGCCCGCTCACCACCATCGTGGCAGCCTCGACCACGGCGAACATGGGCACCTTCACCCGCACGGGCGGCTCCTACATCACCGACGGCTTCAAGATCGGCCAGGTGGGGCGCTGGGCTGGCTGGGCCACCACGGGCGTGAACAACAACGCCAAGAACATGATGATCATCGCCCTGTCGGCGACGGTCATGACGGTCATGACCCTGGACGGCTCGCCGATCGCAGCCAAGGTCGCCGGCGACAGCGTCACCTTCACCCTGAAGGGCAAGCAGACCTGGATCCCGCAGTCTGGTCACACCAACGACATGTACACGATCGAGCACTTCTACTCGGACATCAACGAGAACGAGGTCTTCGACTCCTGCCGCATCTCGACGATGGCCCTGAACCTGCCGTCGACCGGCATGGCCACCATCGACGTCGAGTTCCTCGGCCGCGACATGTCGACCAACAGCCAGACCGGCGCGTACTTCACCAACCCGACCGTCGCGACCGCGAGCCAGGCCCTGGCCGCAGTCAACGGCATCGTGGTCGTGAACGGGGTCGCCGTGGCGGTCCTGACCGGCCTGACGATCTCGGGCAATGCGAACGCATCTACCGGCCAGGTCGTCGGCTCGAACGTCTCGCCGGACGTGTTCATGGGCGCCGTGGACGTCACGGGCAACCTGACCGCGTACTTCACGGACGTCACCCTGCGCGACCTCTTCAAGAACGAGACCGAGGCCTCCCTGATCTGCGCCTTCACCGCCGACAACACCCCGGCGGCCGACTTCCTGGGCTTCACCATCCCGCGCTTCAAGGCGGGCGGCGCCACCAAGGACGACGGCCAGAAGGGCCTGGTCATCACGATGCCGTACACCGCACTACTGGGCAACGGCGCCGTGGGCACCCTGGCGTCGACGATCGGCATCCAGGACTCGACCGTGCCGTAATGGCCTGAGCCCGACCCCGTAACAAGGCGGTCCGCGCGGGGTCGGGCAGTTTGACCCCTCGCGGGCCGCACTCACATAAAAATCACGAACCCAAAGGAGCAGCAAGCATGGACAACCAAGCGACCAAGGTCACCTTCGACCTCGCCTCGATCGACACCGTCAAGGACGCGAACCAGGGCACCACGGTGGAGCTGTACCACCCGTCCTCGGGCAAGGACCTGGGCATCCTGATCAACATCCTGGGCAAGGACAGCGACAAGTTCCGCCAGATCCAGACGGAGCAGAGCCGCCGCCGCACCGCCAAGCTGCAGAAGACCGGCTTCCGCGCCGGCCTGGCCTCCTCCGACTTCGACTCGGACGCGATCGAGCTGCTGGCCTCCTGCACCACCGGCTGGGAGAACCTGATCCTGGGCGGCAAGGAGGTGCCGTTCAGCCGCGAGAATGCCGTGGCGATCTACACCCAGTACCCGTGGATCAAGGAGCAGGTCGACAGCGCCGTCGGCGATCGCGCCCTTTTTACCAAGGCCTGATCGGCGAACTGCTCGACCACGCCCGGGGGAACTTCCTCCTAGACGAGCGCCAGAAGGACGGCTCCACCCTTCGGGCGATCCTAGAGAGCGTAGAGCGGCAGACGCGCATCAGGCCCAAGCAGCTGGATGTGCCGGAGTGCCCCCCGGAGGTCGAGTACATACTGGGGTGGTTCTACGAGCTCCACGCGGAGCGCGGCACGGGCGCCCTGGGCGATCCGGAGGCGCTCAGCAGTGAGAAACTGGAGTCCTGGAGCCGCCTCAACCGGATCACGCCCTCGGCATTCGAGCTGGAGGCGATAAGGCGGCTCGACAGGCTCCTCCTTTCAAAGAAGTACGACGAACAGGAAGAGTAGAGCATGACGACCGACATCGCCACCCTAGGACTTGCCGTCGACGCCCGCCCGGTCGCGTCGGCCCGCGCAGAGCTGGAGCGCTTCACGCGCGGGGCCGGCCAGGCCGAGGGGGCGACCCAGAGCCTGGGCAAGGCCACCGACGTCCTCAAGCGCATCTACGGCGACATGGCGAAGGCCTACGCGGCCTTCAAGATCGCCGAGCACGCCAAGGAGATGGCCATGCTGGCCGCCCGGTACGAGACCATGGGCGTCGTCATGCGGGTCGCCGGCAACAACGCCGGGTATACCAACGCCAAGATGCTGGAGCTCCAGAAGGGCCTCCAGGCGACGGGCATCTCCATGCTCCAGTCGCGCAACGCCCTCACCCAGCTCTCCACTGCCAACATTGACCTGTCCAGGGCTACCGACCTGGCGCGCGCCGCCCAGAACCTGGCCGTGGTCGCCAACGTCAACTCGAGCGAGGCCCTCGGCAACATGATCCACGCGATCAAGTCGGGCAGCTCCGAGATCCTCCAGACCATGGGCCTGAATGTCAGCTGGGAGGCCGGGTACAAGACCCTGGCGGGCCAGCTGAAGATCAACGCGGACAAGCTGACCGAGCAGCAGAAGGTCATCGCCCGCACCAACATCGTCATGAAGGAGGCCGCGTCCTACAACGGCATCTACGAGGAGTCGCTGACCACGGCGGGCAAGCAGCTGGCGTCCCTGACCAGGTACATCGAGGACTTCAAGGTGAAGGCCGGGGAGATCTTCCTGCCGGTCCTGACGGACGCGGTGCGGGACTTCACGGAGGCCATGAAGGCGTCCAACGCCGAGCTCGGCAAGATGGGCGATGAGGGCCTCCTGTCCAAGATCGGGACCGGCCTCGCGACGGCCTTCCGCTATGCCTTCGAGGCCATCGCGGTGCTGGGCGCAAACGTGGCCTTCACGTTCGAGTCGATCGGCGCCGAGATCGGGGGCATTGCCGCCCAGGCCGCCCTGCTGTTCAAGGGGGACTTTGCGGGGGTCAAGAACGTCCACACCCAGATGGTGGCGGACGCCGAGACGCGCCGGGCGGCCCTCGACAAGTTCGAGGACTCCATCCTGAAGGTGGGCCGGGCGACCGAGAAGTCCGCCGAGGCCGAGGAGAACGAGGCGAAGGCGGCAATGCGCGCCGGCGTCATTGCGCAGACGCGCGAGCAGCAGCGCATCGCCGAGGGCGAGGCCCGCCGCAAGGAGCAGGCACAGCAGGACAAGCTCCTGCAGCAGCAGGAGGAGGCGCACAAGGCCGCGGAGAAGATGAAGGAGAAGTACAAGGACCTCATCAAGGCCATCACGGAGAAGACCGCGGCCGAGGAGATCGGCACGGCCACCCAGGACCAGCTGACCGACGGCCAGAAGTACGCTGCCGGCGTGCTCGACGAGCTGCGGACGGGCACGCTGAAGCTGACCGCGGCCGAGAAGATCCGGCTGACGCAGAAGCTCGAGGAGTACCTCGCCGCCGAGAAGGCCCACGCCGCCGCGGAGGCCGAGAAGAAGGCCTACGAGGAGCGGGTCGCCGTCAACGTGCGCGCCGTAGAGGCCCAGCAGGAGTCCCTCGCCGCCCTGAGGCAGGAGGTGGAGGACTTCGGCCTGTCCACGCAGATGGTCAACCAGAACACCATCGCCCGCCTGAAGAACAAGATGGCGACGGCCGAGCTCGACCAGGTCGAGACCACCTCGGCCGAGATGCAGATCCGGCTGCTGGAGCAGCAGAACGAGCAGCTCGACCTGCTGGACGCGAAGAAGCTCGACGCCAAGCGGGCGGCCGACGCCCGGCTTGCCAACGAGAAGGTCATGCAGGACCGCGTCGTCGAGGCCAAGCGGACCGAGGAGGTCATCGACAAGACCTTCCACGACGGCTTCGTCGCGATGCTCGACAAGGGGTCGGACTCCTGGAACTCCTGGACCCGGGGCCTGCGCACGACCTTCAAGGCGACGGTTGCCGACGAGATCTACAAGATGTTCGCCAAGCCCTTCATCGTGCAGCTCGTCGCGAGCATGGGCGGCTTCACGGGCGGGGGCTTCACCGGTGGAAGCAACGCGACGGGCTCCGGCACGGTTGGGTCGACCGTCAACGCAGCCCAGTCGGCCCTGGGGCTCTACAAGGCGGTCACGACCGGCTTCGCAGGCATCGGGGCCACCATTGGCAACGGCATCTCCTCCCTGGGACAGACGCTCGGGTCCAACCAGATGATGAGCTTCGGCAGCGGCATGAACGGGTTCTCGTCCGGCGGCATCGGCAGCGGCGTCGACCCGACCTGGTCGAGCTACGGCAACATGGCTGGCACGGTGGCGAGCTACGCCGCGCCCGTGGCCGCGGCGGTCGCCTCGTACTACGCGGCCAAGGCCATCTCTGGGGGCTACAAGGTCGAGGGGATTGGCACCGTGCTGAACTACGGCGGCATCCTCGGGGGTCTGACAAACAGGGCCTTCGGCATGGGCCCCAAGGAGACCACCGCGACCGGGGTGCGCGGGACCATCTCCTCGTACGGCGTGAGCGGCGAGAGCTACGCCAACTGGCACCAGAACGGTGGCTGGTTCCGCAGCGACCGCGACGGGACGAACACCTCCGCCCTCGGCACCGACCTCGTGGACCAGTTCCGGATGGGCTTCGACGCACTGAAGACCGCCTCGAAGGGCTTTGCCGAGTCGGTCGGGGCCTCCAGCAATGCCCTGCTCGACTACTCCCGCGCCTTCGACGTGAAGCTGACGGGCGACGCCCAGGCCGACCAGAAGGCCATCGCGGACCTGTTCCAGTCCATCGGCGACGAGATGGCCAACCAGCTGGTACCGGGGCTGAGCCGCTTCAGCAAGACGGGCGAGACGGCGAGCGGCACCCTCCAGCGTTTGTCCGCGGAGTTCAACGCCACCAACCAGGTGGCGATGGTCCTGGGCAAGTCCGTCGAGCAGCTGTTCGGCAGCCTGGGCCTCGAGTCCGCGACCGCCCGCAGCCGCCTGCTGGACCTGGTGGGCGGCATCGACAACCTGTCCAGCTACGCCTCCACGTACGCCTCCAACTTCATGACGGAGGCCGAGCGCCTCGCCCCCGTGCAGGATGCCGTGACCAAGGCCATGCGCGAGCTCGGCTACGCCAACGTGACGACGCGGGAGCAGTTCAAGGTCGCGGTCGATCAGCTGGTGGCGTCCGGGGCCGTCTGCACCGAGGCCGGGGCCAAGACGTTCGCGGGCCTGATGGCGATCGCGGGCGCCTTCGCGCAGGTCACCCCCGCCCTCGAGGACACGGCCAAGGCCGCCCAGTCGGTCGCAGACGCCCGCGACGCCCTGAGCAGCGCGTACGAGCGGGAGTCCAAGGCGCTGCAGGACACCATCACCCACATGGGCGACTTCGCCAGGAGCATGCGGGACCTGGTCAACTCCAGCAAGCTGGGCTCCCTGACCACCCTCACGCCGCAGGAGCAGTACGTCGAGGCCCGCAAGCAGTTCGAGGCGACCCTGGCCGCTGCCAAGGGCGGCGACGTGAAGGCCCAGGACGGGTTCGACTCCGCCTACAACAACTTCCTGACGCTGTCGCAGAGGCTCTTCGCGTCCTCCTACCGCTACGAGGCTGACTTCAAGTACGCGCAGCAGCAGGCGACTGCCCTGGCGACCCTGGCGGACAGCCAGGTGACCGACGCAATGCGCCAGCAGGAGGCCCTGGACGCGTCCGTGGCCGGCATCATCGACGTGAAGACGGCGGTCCTGTCCGTCAGGGACGCGATCGAGCGGCTGGCGACGAGCATGGCGCCGTCCTCGGCCGCCTCGATCACGGCGATCTACCAGGACCTGTTCGCCCGGGCGCCCGATGCGCAGCACATGGCGTACTGGCAGGACCAGATGTTGCACGGCATGACGGCGGACCAGGTCAGGGCCTCGGTCAAGTCCTCCCAGGAGTATACGGACCGCCCCACCCCGGCTATAATCCAGAACATGCTGGACATGGTACCGAGCCTCATCGACCTCGTCAAGGACATGGGCACCCAGATCGCCGGGCTCAGGGCCGACCAGCAGGCACAGACCGGGGACCTGATCACGGCGGTGGCCAGCACGGGCGAGGACACCGTGAAGGCCCTCGACTCGGTGACCCCGACCAAGTACTGGAAGACTAACGAGCTAGCCGCCTACGAATGAAGACAGACGCCGAGTACAACGCCTGGCTGAACAACCCTCTCGCGATGAGGGTTGTTCTTTTGGAGGTGCAGGAGGTCCTGACGTCCCCGGGCGTCTCGACCACCATCCGCATGAGCCTGGGACCGGACTTCACGTCGACCGCCTCGGACAGCCCCGCGCACACGCCCTACCCGGGCATCGCGCACGCGGCGGAGCTCCTCTCCGAGGCCCTCACCCTGCCCCTGCCGGGCGCAAGGCCGGGCGGCGGTGGCCTCTCCAAGGGCGTGATCACCGTGGACAACCCGAACGGCGTCCGGGACAGCTGGTACGCCTACGCCTGGACGAACCGGCGCGCGGTGGGCCTGCTGGGCGACATGACGTGGCCCCTCGCCGACTTCCGCCTCATCTTCGACGGCACCCTGGCGGGCATCACGCCGGCGGAGACGGGCTTCGCCCTGAGCCTTCGCGACAAGCTGCAGCGGCTGAATGGGCCGATGGTCGAGGACACGGTCGGTGGCTCCGGGCTCAACAAGGACGCGCCACAGCCCTTCGCCCTCGGTGAGGTGCACAACATCTCCCCGGTCCTGGTGGACGACGCGACCCTGACCTACCGGGGGCACACCGGCCGGGTGGTCTCGGGGGGCCTCGAGGTGCGGGCCAACGGCGTGCCAGTCAGCATCACGGCCGACGCCCTGACCGGCACCTTCCAGCTATCGCTCAACGATGCTGGGGGCACCATCACGGCCTCCATGATGGGCGATGCGCCGGGCGGGGTCTACTCGACCCGGATCGGCGCCCTGGTGCGCCGGGCCATCACGGGCTTCGGCAAGGAGTCCGACAGGCTGACCGACGCCGACCTGGACCTGACGAACTTCACCCAGTTCGACGTCGACCACCCGGTGGACGTCGGCATCGCCTCGTCCGACCGTCAGAACGTCATCGACGTCTGCCAGCTGCTGGCCGGTAGCGTGGGGGCCGAGCTGGTTCCCACCCTGGACGGCCTGCTGCGCCTCGTGCAGCTCCAGCTGCCCGCGACCTCGCCCACCCTGTCGGTGTACCCGTCGAGCATGGAGGGCGGCACCCTCGAGCTGGTGGACATGACCCCGGTCGTGGCGGCCGTCAAGCTGGGCTACGCCCGCAACTACACCCCGCAGCCGACGCTCGAGACCGGCATCGTCCAGGCGCACAAGGAGCGGTTCGCCAAGGAGTGGCTCCCCGCAATTGCCGTGGACGACCAGGTGCGCATCGACAACAGGCTCTCGAGTGACCCGGTGAACCAGGACAACACGCAGCTGCTGCGCCGGGTCCACGCGGACGCCGAGGTGCAGCGCCGCCTGAACATGTGGAAGGTGCCGCGGCGGATCTTCGAGTTCACGGCCCTGCAGGACATGCTCGGCCTCAGGATCGGCCAGCAGATCACCGTGTTCCACGACCGGCACGACCTGAAGACGGGCGTCAACGCCGTCGTCATCGGGCGCGCCGTCAACTTCAAGACCCTCCGCTCCAAGATCAGGATCATCGCATGACGATTCCATTCGTAAACGACCGCGACGTCGAGCTGCAGACCGCGCCGTCCCGCTTTGAGAGCGAGTCCACCCAGATCCTCCTGCTCGGGTGCTCCGCCAACGTGGTGAAGGTCTCGTCCGGCGGCACGCCAACGCCCGCCTCCGTCTCGTTCTCGGCCACGCTGATCGGCATCACAGGCACTGTCGCCTACTCCACCAGCCCCGCGACGACGCTGACGGTGGCGGGCAACAACGCGACCCTGGCCCTCGCAGACATGACCGCCCCGACCGTCACGGTCACGGTGACGCTCACCTACGACGGCAACACCTACACGGCCCACGAGACCGTGGTCAAGGTGACCGACGGCGCATCGGGCTCGAACGGCGCACGCGGCGCGGGGCACTACTACGCCTCGGGGGCTGCGTGGTCCAACGCCCTGGCCGACTCCGCCACGCCAGGTGCGGGGAGCATGGTGAACGACGTCGTCACGATCTCCGATGGCACCACGTTCACCCTCACCAAGGTGTGGGACGGCTCCGCCTGGGTCCCGCTCGGCGCCGTGTTCGACGGCAGCCTGTTCGTCACTGGGTCCATCCAGGCATCCGCTGTGGACACGCGCGGCATGGTCGTGCGCGCAACCGACGGCACCCCAATTGTTGGCGTTGGTTTTGCCCTCAATGCCGCCTACGCTGCCCCCGGCACCTTGAACAGTGACCTCAAGTCTCTGCCGACCATAGATGCAGGGTCGGGGTCAAGTGTATTTGGGCAGCGCGATCGAAACGATGCCCCTTACGAGTACCCAGTCGGCAATACTAAACAATTTAAGTCGGCAGCAGCGATCGGGCTACCTGCTGGTGGATCAACCTACTGCACGCTGGAGACCACAAAGCAGTACACCGACAACAGTGGTGGCGGGGTGTACCAGTACGCCTATCAGGACGCAGTTACCTACCGGCGTTTCTCGCCTGTGGCGCTTGGTAACACTGGCGCTTGGCAAGCGTGGGTGCGGGACTTGGACCGGAACGCCTATACCGGCGATCTGAATGCCACCTACGGAGCAGATGCCAGCAATCTGGCAGTGGGCCTTGGCGGGAAAAACCTGCTCCCGGCGAATACGCTACCGTCAAGCGCCGCAGGCTACGTCAAGGGTGTGTCTGACCCCGCGACAGTGAACTCGACCAATCCGACATTTGCCACTGGCGGGACAACAGGGCTTGCTGGGTACTCGCGCAACGCGCTCGGAGCGGTGTATCTGAACGTCTCCGGCACGCCACCCGCGGGGAGTTACGCTGACCTGTTTATCGACGGAGCCGCCAAGCGCCCGGTGGTCGGAGGGCGGCGCTACGAGTTCGCGTTCGACCTGAGCACCCATCGATGCTCGGGGTCAGCAATCATTCTGTGGTACGACGCATCCAACGCCAATATCGGGCTCTCGCAAAGTGCTTCTATTGCGTCCGCCGCAGACTACGGCACGATCGACTTCCCGCGCGCCTTGCTACTGGCCACCGCGCCGGCCGCCGCCACCTCTGCCATCGTGTTCGCGCGTATGCTGCACGACGGGGTGGGTATCAATCCTTACATGTTCACGTCGCGCTGGTATTTTGCCGAGGCGCTGGCTGCGCAGACGGTCGCGTCCCCATGGACGCCAAGTCAACACGAGTCACTGGTTGCCATCAACGACCCAGTGACTGGGCTGTCCGACAAGATCAGCAAGGCGGCTGCGAGCATCCTCAACGCGCTTATTACCATCAGCACCAGCGGCGGAATCCAGGTCGGCACGGCGTCGTGGAACGCCGGATCTCCAACTGGCACGGGCGTAGTAATCACCCCGATGGGGCTGGCGTTGGTACAGGCTGGCGTGGTCAAAGCACTGCTGCCCGTGTCCGGTGAGCCCACCTTTGGGGGCCGGCTGACCGCGGCTTACGGGGACTTCCTGGGTAACATTCAGGCCGGTCCGGCTGGCGGGTTCCGAGTGGAGATGGGGCCTGACGATCCGACTTACGCGCTGTGGGCAGGCACGGGCACCAAGAATGACGCCAACGCAATCTTCTTCCTGAAGCGCAGCGGCGCAGCTTACTTCGGGGGTGCGCTGTCCTCGGGCACGCTCAAGACGTCGGTCGCCAACCCGAGCACTGCCGCTGACGCCGAGATCGTCGACGGGCCCTTCGGCAGCATCGGCCACCCGATCACGGTCAACGTGGGCTATGACTTCCACTACACGCGAAGCTCCACGCGCCACACGCTCGCGATCGCAGGAAGCCCGGCCCCACAGGCCACGATCCAGCTCTGGAACGGCTCGACGCTCGTGCAGACCGTAACCATCAACGGCACATCTTCCGTCATTAATGACTCAGAGCCGGGCGTGCCTTCTAACGGGCAGGTGACCATTAGCGGTGGCTTCACCTGGACGGACACCTCGGGCTCGACCGCACAGCGCACTCTCCGCGCGGTCATCAGCAGCCGCCAGTACCCGAATATCGGGGATCTCGCGGACAAGGGCAGTGGCACGGACGCTGCCGCGGTCATCACCCAGCAACTCAGCATCAACACAACCGAACAATAGGGGAGCAAGAAAATGGACTACAGACAGGGAGAAGTGGCGGGCACCAAGTGGCACCGGTTCAGTCAGGTGTCCATTCGTAACCCGTACCAGGGGTTCCCCGAGGTGAGCTGCCAGGAGCAGGAGGTCCTGGTCTTGGGCGAGCAGACCGTCGTGCGCGACGTTGGGGGGCTGGACTTCAAGTTCGACCCGGCCGCCGAATTCCCACTGCTGGACCCTGCTACCAACGAGCCCACCGGTGAGACCGTGACGGGCGCACAGGTCCACTCGCTCGTGTACAGCTACGTCCTGGCCGAGGCCAAGAAGCGGGACGAGCGCTTCGCGGCCTCGCTTCAGACGATGCCGTAAACTGCTGGCTTTGACCAACCTGCCGACGGAGGCATAATGCACCAGTATCTTGAGCACCGCACGGGCATCGAGTCCGGGGACATCCTGGCCTGGAGCCACCGCGGCTGGAAGACCCTCCACGACGTGAAGATCCAGGCGGTACGCGTCGCGACCGAGAGCGAGTATAGCCACGTGGGCGTCGCCTGGCGGGTCGGCGGGCGCCTCCTCGTCCTCGAGGCCGTTGAGCCCTGCGCCCGGATCTACCCGCTCAGCAAGCTCGGGAGCTTCTACCACATCCCGATGGGCGCGGCCTGGACTCCGGACGTCGAGGAGGGGGCGCTGTCGTTCGTTGGGGCAGAGTACAAGCAGCTGGACGCCATCAGGGCGTTCTTCAGGCCCCTGCCGCCCGGGACGGTCAGCGAGTGCGCGGCCCTGGTGCGCGAGGTGGCGCTGCTCTACGGGGTCGACCTCGGGGATCGCTCCACCCCGGACGCCGTCGTGCTCGCGGCCCAGAAGCTGGGCCGCCCAACCTTCTACGTCGAGAGCCCATAATGGCAGGTAACACCAGACTCCTCTTCAACAATGCCCTCGCCCGGGCGACGTCCCTGACCGCGACCTCGGCCGCGGCGGGCCTCCCCGTGTCGCGCCTTCTCACCAGCAAGAAGGGTGAGGTCTGGCGGTCGACCGGGACGTCCGCCACCATCGACGTCGTCTTGCCGGCCTCGGAGCTCATCGGCGCCGTGGCCCTGCCGTTCTGCAACATGACGACCAGCGGTACGATCCGGGTCCGCGTGGCGACCTCCCTGGCCAACATGAACGCCGGCACGTACCTGTACGACAGCGGGATCGCCTGGGCCGTCCCGGCGGCGCCTGAGGCCCCAGTGGGCTGGGGCTCCACGGTGCTGGGCGCCAACTCGTTCGCGTACGGCGGGGCGAGCTGCGCTCGGCACTGGATGACCGCGAAGGTCTCGGGGGCCTGCGTGCGCATCGACCTGGCCGACGCCGGCAACCCTGCGGGGTTCATCGAGGCGGGGTTCCTCGTCCTGGGGGACTACTGGGAGATGGCGTCGAACCCGGACGCGGGGGCCTCGGTAGGCCTCGGCGACTCCGACGAGCAGTATCGGAACGGCGCAAATGACCTGGTCACCGAGGTCGGCACGGCCTGGCGGACGCTGTCCCTGAAGCTGTCGGGGCTGACGTCCTCGGAGCGCGCGAAGCTGTGGAGCATCCTCTGCAGCAACCGGCGCGCAGTGCCGGTATTCATCAGCATCTACCCCGACCTGAGCGGCGACAGCAAGCTGGAGGTGGCCCACCAGATGCTGGCAAAGCTGACGAGCACGTCCCCCGTCTCGGCGATCGCCTTCACGCGGTACGGGGCCTCCCTCGAATTCGCGGAAGTCTAACCAAGGAACCCAGATGGCCCAGCTCTCCCCGCACTTCTCCCTCGAGGAGTTCATCATGTCCCAGACGGCCTCGCGCGCCGGCCTGGACAACACGCCCGACGCCCGGATCCTCGTGAACCTCCGCCGCACGGCAAACTACATGGAGTACGTGCGCGAGATGCTCGGCGGGAAGGCCATCCTGATCAGCAGCGGGTACCGCTCGCCGGCCGTCAACCGGGCGGTCGGCGGCGTGCCGGACAGTGCACACGTCCTCGGCCACGCGGTCGACTTCATCTGCCCGTCCTTCGGGTCACCCCTGACGATCTGTCGCCACCTGGCGGGGACGCCGACGGTGCTGTTCGACCAGCTCATCCAGGAGGGCACCTGGGTCCACATCTCGTTCGACCCACGCCTGCGCCGCCAGCTGCTGACCAAGGCGGGCGCGGGCTTCCAGTCGGGCATCCACGCAGGCTGACCAACCACCGAGAGGAGAAGTGCATGAAATGGGACACCCTGAGGGCCAAGCTCCGCAACGCCTGGAAGTCGACCACCATCCGGGTCAACGCCCTGGCCGCGCTCGTCCTGTGCAACCTGGACGTCATCCAGGAGTACCTGCCCCAGCTCCAGCCGTACATGCGGCCGGAAGTCTACCAGCGCGTGCTGATCGCCCTGGCGATCGCCAACCTGGTCCTGCGGTTCAAGACCAACAAGTGCCTGGCGGACAAGTGATGGGAAAGCTCACGGTCCGCCTGGCCCTAGTGGCCTTGTTGGGGGTTTCGCTCGCCGCGGCCGGCACGGTACTATGGCGACATTATTCGGGCCTGGTCGACGCTAAGGCCGAGCTTACAGCCAAGGCCGCGGGACTCGAGGCCGACCTGGCCAGGGAGAAGGCGCTCGCCGCCTCCCTGGAGAGGCAGGTCGGGGCCTGGGACAGGGCGTCCCAGGTGCAGGCCCAGGCGATCGGCGCGCTGGCCGAGGTGCGGCTCCAGTCCACGGCATACCAACGGGAGTTGAAAAGTGTACTGTCCAAGCACGACCTCGGGGCCCTCGCCAAGGAGCGCCCGACCCTCATCGAGGGCCGCATTAACGCTGGCACTGCTCGCGCTCTCGGCCTGCTCGAGCGCGCCTCGCGTGCCACCGCCGACTCCGGCGCCGGCGCTCCAGCCGCCGGCCCCGACGCTTCCCCCACCCCAGCCCGTAAGCCTTGAGGGCGTCAAGTGGCGCGTCGTCCAGGTGGACGGCGTCGCCATGTTCGCCCTGGACGACCGGAACTACGAGGCCCTCTCCCGGAACCTCTCAGAAGTCGCCAGATGGATGCAGGAGGCCTCCTGGCAGCTCCGCCTGTACGTACAGACCCGCAAGCCCGCCACATCGACTGGAGCCCCGTAATGCCCGACCGCCAAGCCCCCACCCTCACGATCACCGAGGAGCAGCTCCGGTCGATCATCCACGACGCCACGAAGCAGGCCGTCGGCGAGACCTTCCTGCGCCTGGGCGTCGAGGTCGACGACCCCCTGGAGATGCAGAAGGACTTCCAGCACCTGCGCGAGTGGCGTGTGACCACCCAGGGCATGCGCACCAAGGCCTTCCTCGCCGCGGCGGGCATCATCGTCACCGGCCTGGCCGCCTCGGCCTGGATGGGCTTCCAGCACTCCATCGGCGCCAGGTAGCCGCTCTCCTCCCCGACGGGTACCCGCTGTCTCCTTCGCCGTCGGGGCTTTCAGGGCCCCACGTCGAGAGGCGCGGGGCCTCTTTTTATTCCCCGAAAGAAAAGTGGGGCGACCCGCTTGCGCGGGCCGCCCCTGCGGGGTTTCCAGCCGCTTGGGAGCCACGACCGGCCGGGCCCGCCTCTCGCGAAGCGGGCCGAGTCGGTCATCTCACCAGTACGTGCTCATAGCGGGGTGGCAGGCGGGAGCACGAGTACTCCCGGTCCGCCTCGCGCCACACCTCCACCCGGACGCAGCGCCCCGTCCGGACGCTCTCGTAGACGACGGGCCGGTCCAGGGCGTTGAGGATCGTCCAGACCGCCCCCACCACCAGCACGGCTAGCAGGGCGATGCATGCCAGCACGCTCTTCCAGAGGACGGGCCTCTCGTACGCGTGGCCCATCACTGCACCCCCAGGGGCATGGCGTGGGTGGGCTCCGGCAGCTCCCGGGAGCGTACGACCTCCGGGGGAATGGCGCGCACGAACACACCCCCGCCGGGCACGCTGAAGTCCAGCTCGAAGCCGTGGCCGGACGTGGCCTCGATCTCGGCGTTCGTGAGGGCCAGCTCGCTCTTCCCCAGCTTGAGGACCACCGCGGCCAGCAGGCACTCCAGCTCTGCCACCGTCCGGCCGAGGCTCATGATGCGCTCCCGTCGACGTCCACGCCCCACGCGATGCTGATCGACGTGCTCGCCGGAGCGCCCACGTACCGGGTGACCACCCGGGTCTCCAGGAGGGCCTTGGCGATCGCCGGGGCGTCCACCGCGGGCACGTAGCCCAGGTGCTTGTCCCCGTCGTACACGGCCACCGCGTTCTTGTCGTAGGCGTTGTCCGGCTCGCGCGCCAGGGTGAGGGCCTCGCCGGGCAGGATCTGCGCCAGGCGCTCCTTGGCCCCGGGGCGGTGGTTGACCCCCGCGATGTACGTCCGCATGAGGGCCATCGGTTATTCCCCCGCCTGTGGCGCGGCGACGGGCTTGGCACGGGGGCGGGTCGGCGGCATCACGCCCCGCTCGCGCATGTGGACGGCGTACCAGCGGAGGCAGGCGACGGAGGTCTTGGCCCCGGGGAACTGGGTGCTGATCTTCTCGAGGATGGTCTGGTAGGAGTGCCCCACCTTCCGCTTGTCCTCGTCCAGGGCCACGACCTCGAGCAGCAGGTGCTCGGCGACGGAGCGGATCGACGGGCCCTTCTCCTTCTTCTCGGCGGGTGCCTTGTCCTGCTTCTTGGGCACCTCCCCCGGGGCCTGCGGCGGCTCGGGTGGGCGCTCATTGCCCTCGAGGTCGAACTTGTCCTCGAGCTTGACGCCCTGCTCCGCGGCCAGCTTGCTCAGTCGCTCGATTGCCTTGGACCGCTGCGAGAAGGTCTTGGCGGTCACGTTGCCGCCGAGGGCATTCACCATCGCCACTAGGGTGGCCATCTTGAGTTCTTCCAGGTTCAGCTTCTTGCTCATTGCACTTACTCCCAATTGTTTTCGTTCTTGGACTCTCCCGACGGACGCCCCGCGCGCCCGTCAGGGGTTTATTATAGCTGGTCTGACGGGCGACAGATCGCCCGCCTACCATCGTTTTATTTTAGTGCTGGTACTTCTTGAGGAGGGCGATCGCCTCGGCCTCGGGCATCCCGTTGAGGACCTGCGCCCCCGTCGTCACGCCCTTGAACTGGGCGATGCTCTCCGGCGTCGGCGCGCGCTTCAGGGTCCAGAGCTTGCCCTCGGGGTCGAAGTAGGCGATCTTGCCCCTGGTGAGGCGCGCCAGCTGCTTGGCCAGCTGCATGTCGTTCACCAGCTCCTCCACGAGGATGTCTGGGGTCACGAAGTGCTCCCCGCCGTCCTCGTCCCAGGGGTTCTTGTACTTGGGCAGGGCCATGCAGTGAGCCGCGAACAGGGCCTCGTCGAATACACCCTTGTACTCGTGCGGCTCGTCCTTGTAGTTCGTCGTCTTGACCATGCAGGGACGCTTGTCGAACCAGGTCCAGTGGACTGGTCCCCCGTCGCCGTAGTCCGCCGCCTCCGCCACGGCCTGCGGGCCGAGGTAGAGGGTCACGACGAAGCCGGGGCCCTCCATGCCCTGCGTGGCCTTGTACTTGCCGACGCGGTACTTCGTGAGACCCTCGAGGGGGTCCTTCGCCTCGGTCCGGTCGATCGTCACGGGCTCCTTGTCCCAGTCGATGCCGCCGTGATCGATGACAAGCTTCACGGGAGGCGCAGTCTCGCCCTTGTCGGCCTCCTTCTTCATCTGCGAGCGATACCATGCGACGCTGGCCGACGACGTCTGGGCGCCGGGGAACTCGGCCCTCACCAGGGCGAGGATTGCCGCTGTGTCCTTGCCCTCCTTGAGGGCCTCTCGGATCAGCCCGCCGATTGTGCGCTTGGTCATTTCGTTGCCTCCTCGAATTGGGCCTTCACCTCGGTCGCGATGCGCTGGTACTTGGTCTCCCAGTCGCGGTCGGCGGCATACTTGACATTGCCCTTCTGGCACAGGTCCATCAGCACGTGCCAGGTGGTCGGCAGGGCTGCGCGGATCCGGTTGCCCTTGGCGGCGTAGGTCTCGTCCTTGTCGCCTGCGTCGCCGAACAGCACGTGGCAGGCCACGATGATGTCGGCCAGCGACACGCTCATGCTCTCCGGTGGTTTGGTCTTCTTCACGCTCTTCTCCTCTTAGAAGCTGCACGTTTTGTGCAGCAGGTGAGATCATTATGCATGGGATGTTGGACGCTGGGAGCGCCCTGCGGGAGAAATTTTAGAAGAAAATTGTAACGGACAAAAGAAAAGGGTGCCGGAGTGGCACCCTTTGGGGAAAAGGCCTTGCGGATCAGGTACTTAGTGCGCGCGCTGCGCCTCGGTGCCCTTGGCCCGGGCATTCCAGTTGCGCCGGTCGTTGGCGCGCTTGACGTTCACCTCAGTGCCAGCGGCGCGCAGGCGGCTCGCATACCACTGGACCGTCTTGACCGAGGTCTGTGCCTCCGGGTGCTTCCGCTGGATCACCTCGACGATGCGCTCGTAGGTCATCGGGCGCTTGCGGGTCAGCAGGGCGATGGTGTCTTCCTTGATGGTGTGGACGCGTGCCATGGTATTACCTCCTCTAAGAAGCGTCCCCAGGGTGGTGACGCATTGATAGAAATAATACGCTCCTTTCTCTCATCCGTACATCGACGGTTTCAATCGTGCTCAGCCCCCGCGCACGGCACTGACGCACGTCAGGACTTGCTCAGCGGTGTGCACCGGCGGCAACACCGCCAGCTTCTCCAGGGCAGCCTCCGTTACCGGAGAGAGCTCCAGCAGTGGGATGAGGCCGCCGCGCACCAGGTACCGGCGGAGGCTCGTCCCCAGGCCCACGCGGACGTAGAGCCAGTTGTTGCCACCGCACCTGGTGCGCTTCCGGTGCCAGACGACCTGGGACTTGCGGATGCCCAGGTCCAGGGGGGTCTCCGCGCGGGCCGGCCGGTCGAGGCCCTTGAGTTCGATCTCGAAGTACCGGCCGTTGTGGCAGCCGTCCACGTCCGGGTCGCCGGAGCTCACCAGGTTCTCGACCCGGCGCATGTGGAGGCCGGGGGTCCCCTTCAGGCCGTCGCGCAGGAACTCCCAGAGGCGGACCTCACGCGCCACGCTAGTGGACCCTCGTGTAGATGTCGACGTAGATGCCGCCGATCAGCTGGCGGTACGTGCAGACGTCCGGCAGGAGGTCCTTGAGGGGCTTGAAGGGGATGCCGTCGCCCAGGACCGCCGGCGCCTGGCAGATGACCGCCAGCTCCACCAGGTTGGCCTCCAGGGCCTCGCGGGCGACCGTCGGCCCTCCAATGAGCCAGGCATCCCGGTGCATCCACGAGGCCTCCTGGAGCGTGTAGCCCGCGTTCCGGTCACGGCTGATGACCTGGACCTCGCGGCCGTCCAGGCGGGGGAGCAGCTCGGCGGTCCTGCGGCCGGCGAGCAGGGGGCCCTTGTGGGTGGTGGTCAGCAGGCGGAAGACGGCCTTGTCGTCGCGGCCGGTCCACGCCATGTCGTCGAGCGGCCCGCGGGCGAGGAAGCCGTCCGCCGAGACGGCGAGCAGCAGCTTGAAACCAGTTCCGTTGTTCATCTAAATTCCTTCCATGTTTGTTATCTTGACGTGCGCGTGGCGCAGTGCGGCCAGCGAGTGGATCCAGCTCTCGCCCCACCGCAGGTGGCCGAAGTCGGGCCGCGGCGCGATCACGTGGACGATGCCCAGGCGGATGACCCAGTCGGTCGCGCAGTGGTGGCAGGGGAACCTGGTCACGTACAGCGAGCACCCCGCCGGATCGAAGGGCGCCTGCTTCAGGCAGTTCTCCTCGGCGTGGATCGTGTGCTCGAGCTTCAGCTCCCTGTCCTCGAGCCAGTCGGGCCGGTCCGGCACCTCGGCCGGGAACCCGTTGAAGCCCATGGAGAGCTGCCGCCGGTCGGGGGAGACCAGGACGGCCCCCACCTTCCGGTCCGGATCCTTGGACATGAGGGCGGTCCTCACGGCCAGGTCCATGAAGAACCGGTGCCAGTCCTCCTCTGGGCGCCGGTACAGGTCGACGGGGGCCCGGTCCATCACTCCACCACGAACGGGCGGGGGTTGTACGTCGGCCAGTCGAACTTGAGGGACGCATCCGCCAGCAGCTTCACGTAGGCGTCCCGCTTCTGGACCACGGTGTCGAGGTCCCAGCCCGGCATCAGCAGCTTGGGCTCCACGACCTTCTGGGCGAGGGCCTCCTGCGCCATGCCGAAGTGGTCCTCGTACAGGTGGAGGTGCGCGGCCGTCACCTGCATGACGCCCGGCTCGACGCCCAGGGTCGCGGCGACCGCGTCCATCAGGAGCGCGTGGCCCATGACGTCGTACGGCAGGCCGACGAAGGCGTCCGAGGAGCGGATGAACAGGGTCGAGTGGAGCTCGCCCGCCACCACGTGCAGGGTGAAGCCGACGGGGCAGGGCACGTTCCGCTGGCCGGCTGCGCCCAGCCCGTCGAGGCCCGGGTCCCACGCGGAGATGTAGGTGCGGCGGTCGGAGCTGTCCTCGCGCAGGGTGTCGATCGCCAGCCCGAGCTGGTCGCGCCCGAAGTGCTCACGCCAGCGATAGCCGTAGGCGGAGAGGACGGTCGTGCGGTCGGCCTCCACGAACTTGTCCCAGAAAGGCGCGTGCTGACGCATCCAGGTCACGTCCTGGGTGCCCGAGGCGTACCAGGCGACCTCGGCCGCGGCCGACTTCGGGAAGGTCTTCCGGAGACCGCAGGTCGGCAGGACCCGGTCGCCCAGGCTCAGCCGGAACGAGATGCCCCCGTGCCCGACCCGGCACTTCCGCCCGGTACGTTGGTTGCGCTCCTCCGTCGAGGCCTGCGACAGGAGCCACAGCAGCAGGTTGCGGTAGTGGTCGTGGAACGGGATGGAGAAGCTCATGCCGCCACCCTCGCTTCGCCCTGGCGGTCGATCCACTCGGCGTAGAAGGCCCCGTAGTTGACGAGGTCGCGGACGCTGTCACGCACGCTCTCGAAGTTGGGCACCCGGCCGGAGCCCATGGCATTCACCAGCGACATCACGCGCAGGGTCTTGGTGTTGAGCATGTGGGCGTAGCTCTGGTGCCCGAAGGGGAAGTACGCGTCGCGCCCGCCAGGGACGTTGTTGTAGTCCTCGCCCTTGGCCGCGCGCAGCTTCGTGATCTCCTGGAAGACGGGGCTCAGCTCGTCGAACATGCGGGCCTTGGCGAGGTCGGCCAGGCTGAAGGTGAGGAGCCACGAGTGGTCCGGCGGGGTCCAGCCCTCGGGCTTGACGGCGTCATGACCCAGCGAGCCCGGGCGCTTGGACAGCTCGCCGCGCTGCTTGGCCATGTTGGCCTCCAGGATGCGGCCCCAGACAGCCTTAGCGGGAATGCCCATCTCGCAGAGCCGGCCGAGGGCGAAGAACACACTGTCCAGCAGGGCGTCGGCCGCCTCGACGATGTCGCCCTTCTCGATGGCCTCGCGGAACTCGTTGGCCTCCTCGAGGAGGGCCGTGCGGGCCCACTCGGCCCGGTTGGGATTGAGCAGGGTCGGGATTGCCGGGACGGGCAGGGCCGTGACGTCCAGGTTGAACTTCTCGACCCCCGCCTGGAAGCTGAGGACTACGTCGGCGAGGAGCGCATCACGCTCCTCCTTCTCCTGTCGGGTTACTGCGTGCATGGTTGCTCCTGAGTTGGCGTAGGTACCAGGAGAGCTTCCCGTCCGTCGGGTCGACGTCGGTTCTGCCCTCCACGAATATCGCCCAGCTGTCGGCTGCGTACTTCCCGCAGCCGGGCAGGCGGTAGATGTCCATAGTACCTCGGGGCCCCGTCCCGCGCAACCACTCTTGGGCCAGGCGAACCAGACTGATGGCCCGGCGTCGCCACAGGCCGAGGGGCTGCAGCGTGGGGTGCAGGTCCTCGGGGGACGCCTGGGACAGACACTCGGGGGTGGGGTATCGCTCGAGCAGGACCTCGAGCGCGGGGCGAGCCTGCTGCCAGGTCGTCAGGTTGACGAGGCAGCAGGCGACCAGCATCCAGAAGGGGGTCTCCCGGAGTCGTTGCTGGAAGAGCTCCCCGTCGGAGGGCTCGTCCTTGTTCCAGTGCTCAATCTGGAGGAGGCGGCCCCTGCGGACCACCTCCCACCTATCACGTCTCACTTCGCTATCACTCCCGCCGCACGAAGGACCCGGCGGACGTCCGCCAGGGCGTTGAGCAGCGCCCGGCCGTCGGACTGGGTGCGGGCGCAGACCTGCATGCGCTTCCGCCCACCTGCCGAGTACAGCACCTTGTTGTGCCGAGGTGTCTCCTCCACGCTGCAGGGCACGCCGTGGCTCGCCAGAAGGCCCACCACGGCCTCGTGGATGTAGGTCCTAGCCATTCATGCGTCTCCGCATTTCTTGGCGCGCGGCTGCTTGGCCCCGAACACGACGTGGCCCTCGGGAACCAGCAGGCGGGCCTTGGCGCCGTCCTCGCTCAGCTCGTAGCCGAGGCCGTTCTCCTTGTTGATCGTGAAGAGGTGGGACAGCACGGCCGAGCGGTTGAGCTCCAGCTTCGTCTCGGCGTCCTTGACGGGGAACCAGTCGAGGAACAGCTCCGCCACGGCCGCCCGCTTGCCCGGCTGGGGGATCGGCGAGAGGGCCTCGGCGTTGACGGGCTTGCCGCTGGTGCGCTTCTTGACCTCGCGCGGCTGGCCGTCGACGTCGAGCGGGACGGCCGGGCCCTTGCGCTCGGGCTCCACGTAGGCGAAGAGGTCGAAGCCCTCAGGGATGAGGAGGCTCGCGCAGTCGTTGGCGAGGGTGTACCCGATGCCGTGGTCCCGCGAGAGGCAGAACAGGTGGGAGAGCACGCCCGAGCGGGTCAGGCCGAGGCGGGCCATCGCCTCGTGGAGCGACTGGGGCGTGTCCGACAGGAAGAACTTGGCCACGTCGCCGCGCTTGCTGCCCGGGCGGACCGGGCGGAGGTTCTCCAGGGCGATCGGCTTGCCGCCCTGCACCTTGGCCTCGCCCGTGGCCGAGTCTACCTGGGAGGGCGTCTGCATCCTCGGCACCTCGGCGCCGAGCTGGGTGAGGACCATCGCCGCCACGGCGAAGTCGCGCTGGAGTCCCATCTTGGAGGCCTCCTCCCACGACTTCGTGATGACCTCGGCCAGCCGCTCGCTCGTCACCTCCATCTCGGTTGCGAGGCCGACCTCGCCGGAGGCGTTCGCCACCTGGTACGACGTGAGGGAGTAGGGGCAGAGGAGGGTGGATCGCTTCTCGCCTCGCAGCAGGACGACCGAGGACCAGCCCGCCGTCGGGGGATTCTCGACCATGAAGCGGTGCCGCCAGTGCTTGGGCTGGTGCCCGTTCACGAAGTAGGTCCGGACCAGCCGCGGGACTGGTACTGCTTGGTTTGCAACAGGTGCTGTCATGGCACACTCCTATCAAGGATGTTAAAAGGGGCGTAGATCACTCTACGCCCCTCTATTATGCCATGCTTTTCCGGTCGTGCGCTCTTATTTCGAGCGCCCGGCGGGATTACTCCAGGAAGCCCG